AGTCATATTGCCTTGGAGGATCCCAACTGGAAGGCGTTTTAGGAATGCCTTTTAAGAGCGAGGAACAGAGGAAGTGGATGCACGCTAACGAGCCTGAGATGGCGGACAGGTGGGAACGGGAAAAGGCGCATGGCGGACTTATTAAAAAGGCGATTGCCAATGGGTTTTCCAAGCAAGGTTCTTTGCAGGACTTTGCGAATATGAGAAGTGGGGGCCTGATTAGTAATGGATCGCTGACACCCGGCAAGGTTGTCTCCTTCAAAAAGCAATGTGAAGACAAATTTGGGGATAAGTGATGGCGACTTCTGGAACCACTGCATTCAACCTAGAAATTTCAGAGGTGATCGAAGAGGCTTTTGAGAGATGTGGCCTTCAGTCTAGGACGGGCTACGATATTGAAACAGCCCGTAGGTCATTGAACCTCTTGAGCCTTGAGTGGGTAAATCGTGGCTTAAACTTCTGGACCGTCGAGCAGGGCACCAAAACCCTGACGGCGGGCACCTCTACGGTCGCGATGGATTCGGATACCGTTGATTTGATTCAGCACTGGATTCGCGATGGGTCTGGCACGTCACAAAGCGACCTGCCGATTTCAAGGTTCAGTGTATCTCAGTATTCTTCGATCCCGAATAAACTTACCGAAGGGCGTCCCGTAAACTTGTATATCGACAAGCAGCGTGATGCTCCGATTGTGTATCTCTGGCCTACGCCCGATAAAGCCTACACATTTGTTTATCAGCAGATACGGCGCATTGAGGATACTGGTGCCGTAGGATCTACTGATGCAGACGTGCCCGCTCGCTTCCTCCCTGCGTTGGTATCTGGCCTAGCCTACATGATATCCCAGAAGTACCCAGAAGCGTTTGTGCGCTCCCCTGAACTTAAAGCCGAATACGAATTTCAGTGGCAATTGGCGGAGCAAGAAGATCGCGACAGAGCGTCTGTCCACTTTGTGCCTGGAGGCTATTCCTGATGGCTAGATTTGCCAACGGCAAATATGCGTTTGGGTTTTGTGATCGCACAGGATTCCGTTATAAAATCAAAGATCTTGTGCCACAAGTCAGGGCTGGCCGGATGACGGGATTAATGGTCGGCAGGGATATGTTGGATGAAGACCAGCCACAGAACTTCTTGGGCAGGCTTGGGGATTATGTTGACCCGCAGGCACTTAAAAATCCACGTCCTGACTTGTCGCAAGACACCAGCAGGAGACTGTCTGCGTTTGATCCCGTGGGGAACGGGAACGCAGGCGGAGCGGGCAACATTTTGGCACATGGACAGGTGGGCAGGGTGACGGTGACCACATGACCTACGCTGAGTTGACTGCCGCGATCAAGGATTATTGCCAGAATACGGAAACAAATTTTGTCGCCGCAATTGACACATTTATCAAGCAGGCTGAACAGCGCATCTACCGTTCGGTTAATCTGCCTGTAAATCGGAAAAACGTTGCCGGTACGATCACTGACGGGAACCAATACCTGTCGATGCCTACGGACTTTCTGTTTCCGTTGTCGCTGTCGCTAACAAGTTCCAGTAATCAAATCTTTTTGCTGAATAAGGACGCGAACTTCATTAGGGCCACTTATCCGAATGCGTCCACTGAAGGGGTGCCCAAGTATTACGGTGTGTTCACTAGCGATACGTTCATTGTTGGCCCGACGCCTAACGCCGATTTCGTCACAGAACTTCACTACTATTACCAGCCAGCCTCAATCGTTGACACGAGTCCGTCTTGGTTGGGCACGAACGCGGATACTGTTTTGCTTTATGGCTCCCTGGTGGAAGCGTACACCTACATGAAAGGTGACGCTGACATGATGCAGTTGTATCAGCAGCGGTATCAGGAAGCGTTGGATCTGCTGAAGATGCAGGCAGAGGGCCGCATGACTGCCGATGAGTACAGGAACGGCACAATCAGCATGGCCGTTAACTGATGTTTACAGCGGAAGTGGGCAACGTCAGCGTTGTCACGACGAGTGATACCACTCTTGGCCCAGACCATTGGGCGAAACGGGCATCCGATCAGATTATGTCCGTGGGTAAGGACGCACATCCCCTGATAGCGGAGCAGGCGTTAGAGTTTAAGGGGTTTATTGACAAGGCGGTAAGATATTATATGTACGAAGCAATCAAGGAAGATCGTTCTAGAATCGTTACTCTGCTGCGTTCAGCAGACCACAATGATCTGGCTAACTCCGTAGAGAGGCTGTAATGGCTATCACACAAGCGATGTGTACGTCTTTTAAGAAGGAATTGCTGGAAGCGAAGCATAATTTCCTCAATTCCGGTGGAAATACATTCAAGATTGCACTCTATACGAGTAGTGCATCGTTGGGTGCCGCTACTACAGCATACTCCAGTACCAATGAAATCAGTGGCACGAACTACACAGCCAAGGGCAACACGCTAACACGGGTGGACCCTTCCAGTAGTGGAACTACTGCCCTTACCGATTTTGCTGATACTTCGTGGACTACGGCTACGTTCACTGCCAGGGGTGCCGTGATCTTTAACGAAGATACGAGTGGGGACACCTCTGTTCTTGTTCTAGATTTCGGTGCAGATAAGACTGCTACCGCTGGGACGTTCACGATTGCTTTTCCTGCGGCAGATGCTGATAACGCGATTATTCGTATAGCGTAGCATGGCAAATGTAACTGGTTGGGGCCGTTCTACTTGGGGCTCTAGTACTTGGGATGGGCCAGTACCAGTTGAAGTAACTGGAGTAGCGGGAACAGGTGCGGTCAGTTCGGTTACGGCGACCGGCGGCACCGGGGTTTCCGTTAGCGTTACAGGAGTAGCGGGGACAGGTGGTGTAGGAAGCGTCACGGTAACAGGTACGTCGAATGTTACGGCGACGGGTTCGGCGGGAACGGGTGCAGTTGGCTCAGTAGTCGTGACGGGTGCTGGAAACGTTTCAGTAACCGGACTAGCGGGGACGGGTGGAGTTGGGTCCGTCACGGTGGATGGCGGCACTGGAGTTACTGTAAGCGTTACCGGAGTAGTGGGAACAATGGGAGCGACGGGAGTCAATGTATGGAGCATTATAGATGATTCGCAGACACCTAACTGGGCTGCGGTTTCTGATGCCCAAACACCCAATTGGGCTGCGGTCTCTGATTCGCAGATACCAGGCTGGGAGATTGTGCCTTCATAATGGCACCACGGATATTGTTGGGCCTATCTTGATACATCTTTGGACTTGGACGCTATAGGAATAAGACATGGCTACATACGTCAACAACCTGAGACTGATGGAAATTGCCACTGGTGCCGAATCGGGTACTTGGGGCACGAAGACTAACACGAACTTAGAGCTTATCGCGGACGCCTTTGGCTCTGGCACGGAAGCCATTACGACCAATGCGGACACGCATAGCACTACCGTAGCGGACGGTGCGGCTGACGAAGGTAGAGCCATATACATGAAGTATACGGGCGCACTGGACTCTAACTGCACCATCTCTTTGCTGCCGAATACGATCAACAAGTTCTGGCTTATTGAGAACGCCACGACAGATTCCGGCTCTTCTGGTCCTTATAGCATCATCATAAGTCAGGGTTCCGGGGCCAACATTACAATTGGTAATGGCAAGGTCGCGGCAATATTCACGGATGGTGCTGGCGGTGGCGCGGCTGTTCTGGATGCGTTCGCTGATTTAGTGGTAAGCGACAGCTTCCAAGTCGCTGGCCCCAATTTGACCATTGGTGACGCTGCGGCAGAAGACACGAAACTGTTGTTTGATGGCAACGCCCAAGACTTTTATATCGGGCTGGATGATTCAGTAGATGACTTGGTGATTGGCCTTGGGTCTGTTGTGGGGACTACCCCCGCCGTGACCATTGACGAGAACCAAGCGGTGGTGTTTCCCGCCGCATCTGTGACGGTTGGCGACGGAACCGCCGAAGACACGAAGCTCGTCTATAATGGCAATGCACAGGATTTCTACATTGGATTGGATGATTCCGCAGATGATCTGGTAATTGGTCTAGGGTCTACTGTGGGAACTACTCCTGCTGTCACGATTGATGAAAATCAGGCAGTCGTGTTTCCTGCGGCAGCGGTAACCATAGGAGACGGAACTGCCGAAGACACCAAGCTCGTTTATAACGGCAACGCACAGGATTTTTATATCGGACTAGACGATTCAGCAGACGATCTGCTTATCGGTGTTGGTTCAACGGTTGGAACAACTCCAGCCATAACGATTGATGAGAACGCAGACGTTGCAATCGCTGATGACCTGACGTTGGTCAGTGACGCCGCTGTCCTGAACTTTGGTGTTAATTCCGATGTGAGCCTGACTCACGTTCACGACACTGGATTGCTGTTGAATAGCACGATGCAGCTTCAGTTCAACGATGCAAGTCAGTACATCAGTGGTACAAGCGCCACAGTACTGTCTATTGCGGCCACGGATGAGATCGACCTCACTGCTACCGCTGTAGATCTGAACGGTACATTGGATGTTTCAGGAGCAAGTACACTCACCGGCAATGTTACGCATTCAGGACAAAGTACACTCACCGGCACGGTAGGAATTGGGCAGGCTGCTGGTGGACAGGCGCTTGGGGTTCTATTCGCGACTGGCGACGAGTACATATCGGACATGGTTCATTCTCATGCCAGCACTCCCTTCGGGATACGGATGCGGTTTACTGGCGGTGCGCCAAATGACGCTACGCAGGAGTTCCTGAAGTTCACTGACAGCAGCGCAACACGGGCGGTCCTTCGTTCCAATGGAGGGCTCGCGAACTTCCAGAGCAATAACGCGGACCTCTCAGACGAACGGCTGAAGACCATTCACAACCCCACGGAATCGAAGTGGGACGCCCACGCGGCGCTGTCGATCATCGACTATCACTACAACGACAGCCCCGATACGCGGCTATTGATCGGAGTCGGCGCACATCAAGCTGGAGAGTGCGACGAACGTCTCTGCAACACTGACGGATGGGAAGAAGACGGCGAGAAGTATCACGGAGTTTATAGTAAGGATCTCTCGTTCTACACGATGAAAACCGTGCAGGAGTGTCAGGCCCGCATCGTGGCCCTTGAAGCTGCGCTTGCAGAACTCCAAGGGGCGTAGCGTTATGACAATGTATGTCAGCAAAGATGGGGGCTGAAGTGGGGGAGATGCTTTCCCTCCTTGCCGTTCCCGCTGCCGCAGGAGCCGCTTGGGCGGGAGTCAAGTCTGGGTTGAATGGTGCGCGGCACTCCATTGCCCAAATTGAGAAAATTGTCACTAGACTAGATGACAAGGTGGATTCACATGGGGAACGCCTCGCAGCGGTCGAAAAAGAAACGGAAAACCTCAAAGAAAGGCTCATTGATGCCGGAAAGCGCAAAAGTTAAGGACATCTCCAACCTTGATGCTCATCGTTCGCCAGATGTGCCAACAGAGGGGAAGCCCAATGGTCTACTCACCAGAGAGATCCCTCTCTCTGTAGGGCAAGCCGATTTAGCTAAGGGCCTGCTTCAGGCTGTTAATCAAGCTCGTGACGTACACGCTGATGCCCAGTCGAGGTGGGAGACCTTCCTCATAGGCGTAGGCATGACTCATGGCGATGAGATTGTCGGGGGTGATTTAGATAGTGATGACCCGAATAAACGCCGTCTAACAATCACGACGGGCAACGGTATTACTAAGGGATAACAGCTATGCCCTTCACTAAAATCGCACCCAAGGCTGGGCTTTTCACGGATGGTACTAGGTACTCCGCGCAGGGTACTTGGTACGATTCTGATAAGGTGCGGTTTCGTAAGGGATTCGCTGAGAAAATCGGTGGCTGGGTCAAATATGTTCCGGCGAGTTATTTAGGAACTGCCAGAAAGCTCCATGATTGGGTTACCAATTCCGGCAATGATTATGTCGGGATCGGGACCAATCTAAAGTTGTATGTAAATTTTGGCGGCAGTTACCACGACATCACCCCCATTCGCACCACAGCTACTCTGGGAACTGATCCCATAGCTACTGTCAGCGGCACTGCTGTTATAACAGTGACCGCGACTGGACATGGTGCAGTAGCTGGTGATTATGTCACTTTCGCTGGATCTGATGCCCTTAACAACATTACTGCTGCTGAAGTAAATACTGAACATCGCATTGTCGCACTTGGAGATCCTAACGGTGCGAGCCCCGATGATAAATTCAGGGTTGTTTGTGCGGACACGGCAGGAGCTACTGATACTGCGGCTGGCGGCTCAAGTATAACCGCTGCATTCCAGATCAATACTGGACTTAACGAATATGTAGAGGGTTCCGGTTGGGGTGCAGACACATGGGGATCTAGCACTTGGGGGTCTAGTGCTACTCTGGGGCAGTCCTTGCAGTTGCGCCTGTGGTCGATGGCGAATTTTGGCGACGATATGCTCGCCAACCCCCGTCAGGGAAACATCTACTATTGGGACGAAAGCGCAGGTACGGGAACCGCTGCTATAGCACTCAGCGACATAACGCGCCGTACAGTTACCCTTTCAAGTAATCCGGTAACGACCACTAGTGGTGGTACTATTATTACGATCATCGACAAAGCTGGTCATGGTGCCACTGTTGGAGATACGGTCACAATATCAGGGGTAGACGGAGCCATAGGTGGTGTATCTGCGGCGAGATTGAACGTGGAGATGACGGTAGCCTCCGTCCTAAACAAAGCCACGTTTACGACAAATATTGGTGGCGCTAATGCTAGTAGCACCGCAACTGGTGGTGGCGTTGCCGTAGTCGCGACCTATAAGGCCGGAACCTACTACACCCCTACCGTCGCCCACCAAGTGATGATGTCGGATGTTGCCCGTCACGTCATCGCGTTTGGTTGTAATGATGTTGGCGGAACCACGATCAATCCCTTGCTTGTCAGATGGTCTAGTTCAGAAACTGCCGGGGTATGGGAGCCACTATCGACCAACAGTGCTGGTGGTCAGGAGTTATCGTCTTGTTCGGAGATCGTAGGTGCGATGATGACGCGCCAAGAGATCTTGATATGGACCGATTGCGGCATCGTTAGCATGAGATATATCGGTAGCCCCTTCTACTTCTCGTTTACGGAGACAGCGAAGGGCATGTCGATGATATCGCCCAATGCGGCGGTAAACGCAGGTGGCACGGTCTACTTCATGGATCGCGGCGCGTTTTATACCTATTCGGGAACAGCGCAGAGGCTTGTCTGCCCTGTGCTGGGCACTGTGTTTGATGACTTCGATCTCAGTCAATCCTATAAGGTGGTCGCTGGATCAAATACAGATTTCTCTGAGGTTATATGGTTCTATCCATCTGAATCTGGTAATGGGGAAATCGACAAGTACGTCATCTTT